TTCCCTATTGACCATGACTGACCATGTGGTCCTTCCTGTTGGAAGCCAATTGCTGGGAACTGCGGACATGATTCCAAGAGCTAGTGTTCTTAAATCTCTTCTATGAAAGTAAAGAAGCAGCCACATTTGTGCATAGGCCTTAGCCAGACATCCAGTTGCTTCAACCCCAACAGATCCACCTTGGTTCACGCAACCTCTAGCTATCAACTCAGTTTGGTCCCTGCATGGTACTATCAAGGTTCTCCCATCCTTCATTGAAAGTTCATGAAAATGGTTGGAACAAAACTCCACTTCACTCCACCTTCTTAGCTCTACAGAGGGTCTCCAGAGTTCAATGTCCTTTCTCACTTTTTCCATGGCATTCAACCAAACTAAGCTCGCTCCAAACCTTTCATCAACAGCATTGACAACACAGTCATCACCACTCACTAAAAGGCGGTGCAGCCTATCTTCACCATTGGTTCCCAGCCATTGTTTAATTCCTCTATCCGTCAAGTCCGACCCTAGCACCCCTTCACTTTCTGCCATTCTTATCAGCTGAACTTTGATGTTGCTAAGGGTATTAAGGGCATAAGTGACGACCTGTCCAGAGCCTCGCTGATCCATCCGAGATATGACGTCCATCACAGTTCCACCTTTTGGCCCTGGCCTCGGACATAATGCGACTTTCACTTTATATGTCTTTTCAAACAGCACTCTAGCCAATCTCTTGTGCTCTCCAGTCATTAGGTCAGTCAAAGTCATTTCATCTTCTAGGTCGGCCATGGTGATTCTGGTGTCCCATCCAGCAGTGTCATCAGCATAAAGACATCCAGGTCTTTCAGCCATCTCCTTAAGGTGGTAGCCTAGATAGTTTAGAGGAATACCTCCAACACCGCCACCACAGAGTTCTCTAGATGCCCAGTGCTCTTCATTTAGAAATCCAAACACCTCAAACTCTAGGAAGCGGCTGCCCAGCCACATATACCAGATAGTGCGGCTGCCCTTGGCGACTCCAAATTCACCTGGTTT